CAACGTAACTTTAACAGAACTAGTTCTTCAAACACAAGATGGTACAACTGCACCAGCTTCTGTTCAGTATGCGTCAGCAGCTCGTAATATTTTCTGTAATATCACTAATACAGTTAATGCTACAACAGCAGGTTCGTTTACGTTTATCATAGAGTATGTGCAAATTGCATAAACAATTGGGAGGGAGCTTTGGCTCCCCTCTTTTCTTATAGGAGGCCGAAATGGCAGGATCAGACGTAACCCCAGTCCTCATAAGCGATGAGGTGGCTTTAGACGCAGACGGAATATCAGTTGCCGCCTCAGTGGGCAACAACGCGGCATTGGTTATTGGCGGTGCTTTAGCAGACGGCGGAAGTGTGACTAACGCTTCTGGTAGACAAGTAACAATTTTATCAGCAGGAAATGATTCTTCGAAATCATTTAATGTAGTTGGTACGGATGTAAATGGTGCATCTCTTACAGAGAATGTTACGGGAGCTAACGCTGGAACAGCAACAAGCTCTGGTTATTTTAAGACTATTTTAAGCATTACCGCTGTTGGTAATCCTGCGGGAAACGTTTCCGCTGGTATTAACAACAATGCGCTAGGTGTAATTTTTGCAGGGCGAACACGTCTTCAAGGGTTCTCTTTTGTTTCTGGCGGAACTGCTGGTAAAGCTAACCTTAGAAACGGTGGCGGAACGGGTACTGAATTTATACAGTTTCGATCTATTGGAACAGATAGCACTTCGGATGATCCGTTTATTCCAGATGAAGGCGTACTGTTTAAAGATGGTTGTTTCGTTACGTTTATTGTAGGCACTATTGATTTAATGATGTTCTACCACGCATAATTATTAGGACTGTTTACTATGGCTAATAAGAAAAAAGTTAATCTCTCCGTTGGCCGTGGTGAAAAACTGTCTGTTAAAAAAGGAGCGGGCCTTACTGCAAAGGGCCGAGCCAAATATAATAAAGCAACGGGTAGCAAGCTCAAGGCTCCTGCACCAAACCCAAAAAGCAAGAGTGAAAAAGGACGTAAAAAGTCTTTCTGCGCTCGTTCTAAAGGTTGGACTGGAGAAAGAGGCAAGGCGGCGCGTAAGCGTTGGAAGTGTTAAATGAAATTTGAAATTAACCATCTTGTGTCTGTTGTAATCCTCGGTATTTTAAGCTGGGGTTCGATAACTTTGTTTACGATGAATGCACAAATGTCACTTGTTGTGTACAAAGTTGACCAAAATCACAGGATGATCCAGCCGATATGGCAGGATTTTTTACAAAGGCAGGCAAGTTATGGCAATATCCAGGGCTCAGATGAGCGAACAGATTTCCAAGCCTCCCTCGGAGAAAAATAATATGGGTAAACCTAAAGGATTATGGGCTAACATCAATGCTAAGAAAAAGCGTATTGCTGGTGGAAGCGGAGAAAAGATGCGAAGTGCTGGTGACCCAGGGGCTCCTACTGCCAAAGCAATAAAAGAATCGCAAGGCATGAAGAATGGTGGTATGGTACAGAAACGATACATGAACGGTGGCATCGTTATGTCAGGCCGCGGTGTTCGTGACACAAGGATGGGATAAAAGATGGCGACTTCTGGAACCAGAACATTTAACCTCGACATAGCTGAAGTTATCGAGGAAGCCTATGAGCGGTGTGGCTTAGAGGCTCGTACTGGTTACGAGATAAAGACTGCACGTCGTTCTTTAAATCTTATGTTTGCAGAATGGACCAATCGTGGTTTAAATTTATGGACGATTAAACAAAAAATATTAAATATGGCACAGTCTGTATCTTCTTATCCTGTTGGAACATTAACAATAACGGTATCGTCTAGTGCATCGTTTGATATAACTGAGACTATTACTGGTGCAACAAGTGGTGCGACAGCAATCGTCACAAGTATTCCTTCTAGCACAAGTATTGCTATAACCTATCCTGTTGGAACATTTGTTGTATCAGAAAGTGTTAGTGGAAGTGTTAGTGGTGCTACGACTTCTGTAACTGCAGCCGTTGATTTTTCGGAAACAAAAAGCTCTGCTGATATTTTAGAAGTGGTACTTAGAAGAGGTAATACCGATTTTCAATTAGATAGAATTAGTCGTGGTGAATATTTAAACCTACCAAATAAAACAACCCAAGGTCGTCCTAGTCAGTTTTACTTTGATAGGCAGATAAGCCCTTCAATTAACTTGTGGAATGTACCAGAGAACTCTACAGACCAATTAGTTTACTATTATGTAGACAGGATTGAAGATGCAGGTTCTTTTGCTAATACTACAGATCTTCCTTTTAGGTTTTTCCCTTGTATGGTTGCAGGACTATCCTATTACATTGCAATGAAACGAGCGCCGGAGAGGTTGCAGTATTTAAAAGCAATATATGACGAAGAATTTAATCGCGCCTTCGATGAAGACGATGATCGAGTATCACTAAAACTTCAACCCGCAGCATCATACTTGAGGTCATAATGGCATTTGCTAGTGGAAAAGACGCATGGGGAATTTCAGACAGGTCAGGCTTTAGATACCGTTTGAGAGACATGATGAGAGAATGGAACGGTTCTTTGGTTGGACCTGACGAGTACGAACCTAAGCACCCCCAACTGTTTCCTCCTCGGATAGGACCAGACCCTCAAGCGTTGAGGAACCCACGTCCAGAACCTAATCTTTCTGAAGAAAGAAACATTCAGTATGGCTGGAACCCTGTAGGTGGCGCAACCGATAATGGAATTAACCCCCCCAACAACCTAGTTTCTACTGGGTCAGTGGGCGTAGTAACGGTGACAACATGAGCTTTACATACACGCAGTTAAAGACTGCCATAGAAGATTACACTGAAAACAACGAAACATCTTTTGTAAATAACTTGCCTCTTTTTATTCGTCTAACTGAAGAGCGAATACTAAAGAACGTACAGTTAAACGTATTTAGAAAAAATGTAGCTGGCGCTATGACTTCTGGTAATAAGTTTTTATCTTTACCCAGTGATTTCTTAGCTCCTTTTGCTTTAAAGTATACGGATTCTAGTAGTGAAACTGTGTTTGTAGACTATAAAGATTCAGAATTTATTCAATCGTACAATCCTAATGCAACCACAACAGGGTCTCCCAGGTATTATGGTTCGTATGATGTAGATAATTTTATTATAGCACCTACGCCTGATAGTAGTTACAACGCAGAACTTCATTATTTCTATAGACCATTAAGTCTTACTCAAAGCAGTTACACGTTAACACTTACAAATGTAACAGGTACGTTTACAGCTAATGACACTATTACGGGGAGTACGAGTGGTGAAAGTAGCGGCGTAGATTCGGTACCTTCTACAACCTCATTAATTGTAATAATTCCTAGCAGTAATTACACTGTAGGTGAAACAATTACAGCTAGTCCTAGTGGCGCAACAGCAATAGTTTCAGCCGTAGGATCTGATACAACAGTAACGTGGTTAAGTGACAACGCAGAGATGGCAATGTTGTATGGGTCTCTAACCGAGGCTTATCTCTACATGAAGGGTGATCCTGCAATCATGCAGATGTACACACAAAGATTTGGGGAATCTATAGGACGATTAAAGAACTTGGGAGAAGCTCAAGAAGTAACAGATGAGTACCGCACAGGTCAGCTTGTCCGCGCTAAAACATAAGGAGTTTAAAATATGAATGAAATGTCTTTCCCAGTTACAATGTCAAATGACTTTAAGGTAGAGGTTGCAACAACAAACAACCGAGGGTTTACTCCGGAAGAAGTTGCTCAACGCTGTGTAAATAAAATAATTGGAATATCTGAAAGCGCACCACCTGCTATTAGAGACCAAGCTAGAGAGTACCGAGATGCTGTAGAAAAAACTGTTGTTATATATATGCGACAGGCTATTCAAAGCGACAGAACTACGGTATATAATGCAATAAAAGATGCTGGCCAAGAAAAGTTGGCTGAATATATAAGGGATATGTAAATGGCTTTTAATGGTAACTTCTTATGCACTTCGTTCAAAGTAGAACTTATGAAGGGTGTTCATAATTTCACAGCAGCAAGCGACGTTTTTAAAGTGGCTTTGTATAATAACAGTGCAACGTTTACTGCGGCAACAACTGCGTATACATCTACTAACGAGATCAGTGGAACAAACTACACGGCTAAAGGAAACTTTTTAACAAGTGTTACTCCGGTCGCAAGTGGAACAACAGCACTTACAGACTTTGCGGATGAGGTGTTTTCTAACGTAACTATCTCAGCAGTTCGAGGTGCTTTAATTTATAACGAGGCTGTTTCGGGAGACCCAACAGTTTGCGTCTTAGACTTTGGTGCTGACAAAGCGGCAAGTTCTGGGGACTTTACTATTATCTTCCCAACCGCGGATGCTTCTAACGCAATCATTCGGATAGCCTAATGGCAGATCCGGTTGCAGCCTTTCAAGGGTGGAATAGCTCCCTACAAGGATGGAACACTGGCACTTGGAACACCAATGTTGCCTACACTGTAACTGCGACTGGCGCGGTTGGTGCATCTACAGTTTCTGGGGAAGCAAATGTTTCTGTTACTGGAGTTAGCGGAACTAGCGCAGTTGGCGCGGTTACGATTACAGGGGTTGCCAATGTTTCCGTTACTGGAGTTGTTGGTACAACCGTATTAGGCAGTTTCTTTACTACCAACACAATGGTGACCATGTCATCTTCTGTTGGCTCGACAACTATCTCTGGAAACGCTAATGTCACAGTAACTGGTCTGTCGGCTACTGGTGAGGTAGGGATTATAGAACAACCTTGGGGATTAATTATACCAGGGCAGACATCAAATTTCACGGGGATTACCCCTACGCAATCAACGTTATGGACGGAAGTTGCAGCATAGGATATAAAAATGGCAAGTGTATATACAAATGATTTACGGTTAGAAGAAATTGGGTCTGGAGAACAGTCCGGTTCTTGGGGCGATACAACCAACACTAACTTGGAACTGATTGCAGAAGCTTTTGCTTTTGGAACTGAAGCAATTACAACTAACGCAAACACACATACAACTACGATTGCAGATGGGGCCTCAGATCCCGGTCGTGCGTTGTTCCTAAAGTACACCGGAACTTTGGATTCGGCTTGTACTATCACGTTAGGGCCAAACACGGTCAGTAAGATGTGGTTTATTCAAAACGCTACTTCTGGCTCTCAAAACATTATTATTTCTCAAGGGTCTGGAGCAAATGTTACTATTGCCGCGGGACAAACCAAGTCAGTTTATTCTGACGGCGCAGGATCTGGCGCTGCTATTGTTGACGCCTTTGCTACGCTTAACGTGGTGGACTTGCTGGTTGATGACGATTTGACGGTTGCTGGAGATGTGGCCGTAACTGGCGACTATTCTTCTACAACATCTGGTACATCTAACTTACGCCTTGGTGTCAACGCAGGTAACTCAATACAATCTGGCGGTAACTACAACGTGACTGTGGGCGACGAAGCAGGTACTGCAATTACGACTGGTGATAACAACACTGCTGTTGGTTATTCCGCAGGTAAAGCATTAACTACAGGTATTAACAGCACCTTTGTTGGATCATTATCTGGTGATGCAATTACAACTGGAAACCAAAACACAGCTTTAGGAACACTATCTTTATCAACTGAAACAACAGGCGCTAAATCTGTAGCTTTAGGTTATGCCGCTTTAACGACTCAAAACTCTACTAATTCAGCAGATATGTTTAATGTTGCAGTTGGCTATGAAGCAGGAGGAGCAATAACCACAGGCGCTAACAATACCCTCATCGGTGGACTAGCTGGCGATGCAAATACGACTGGTGCGTCAAACACCGCAGTAGGTTCTAGTTCTTTGGGTTCAAACACCACTGGTGGGACAAACACCGCAGTAGGTTCTGGTTCTTTGGGTTCAAACACCACCGCTTCAAACAACACAGCCGTTGGTAAGAGTGCTTTAGGCGCAAACACTACAGGTTCTGTCAACGTATCGGTGGGTACAGATTCTTTAAAGTTAAACACTACAGGTTCAAGCAATACCGCAATTGGTCAAGCATCTTTAGAAGCTAATACAACAGCATCTTTTAACACAGGTGTTGGTCGAAATGCTTTAGGTCTTACTACAACGGGCGCAAGTAACACAGCAGTTGGTTATAACTCTTTAGTAGCAAACACCACAGGTACTCAAAATACAGGAGTAGGTGCTGAAGCACTAGATGCTAATACAACAGGAAGCCAAAACTCTGGATTTGGTTTAAGTGCTTTAGGAGGAAATACTACAGGTGCGGACAATGCAGCATTTGGTAGAGCAGCTTTAGCAGCAAATACAACAGGGGCTAGCAACACGGCAGTTGGTTCAAGTGCTTTATTAGCAAACACGACCGCAAGTAACAACACAGCAGTTGGTTTTAACGCGGGTAAGGCAAATACTACAGGCAATGAAAATACATTTTTGGGCAACAAAGCTGGTACGGCTGTCACTACTGGGGCAGACAACACTTTCGTTGGTTCTGAAGCAGGTGATGCTACGACTACTGGCGCAAGTAATGTTGCGATGGGTAAGGGCGCTTTAAGCGCAAACACTACCGCAAGTAACAACACAGCGGTTGGTCTTTCAGCAGGTACAGCAGTAACAACAGGCGCTAACAATACCCTCATCGGTGGACTAGCTGGCGATGCACTTACTGATGCAGACAGTAATATTGCTATTGGATACCAAGCACTTTCTTCAGATACTTTAGGGAGTAATTCTGTTGCAATAGGCACTCAGGCCTTAGTGAGTCAAAACTTTACAAGTGCGTCAGATGTTTACAATGTAGCAGTTGGGCATCGAGCTGGATTAGCAGTAACCACAGGTACAAAAAACACACTTATTGGTGGCCTAGCAGGTGATGCATTAACTACAGGTATAGTGAATGTTGCTGTTGGTTATCAGGCTCTATCTTCGGATACTGCAGGTAAGAGAAGCGTAGCAATTGGTAATGGTGCGTTATTTGCACAAAACTTTACATCAGCTACAGACACTTACAACACGGCTGTAGGGGAAGCCGCAGGTACAGCAGTCACTACAGGCATACAAAATACGCTCATCGGTGGTCAGGCAGGTGATGCTCTTACTGATGCTGATGGTAACACAGCAGTTGGCTGGTTGGCATTAAGCACTGATACTTTAGGTAGTGCGTCAACTGCTATTGGTAGGGCGGCTTTAGCTAATCAAAGAACTTCTTCAGCGGAAGATAAATTTAATACAGCAGTAGGATATAACGCAGGGCTAGAAGTAACCACAGGCCTCAAAAACACCATTATAGGTGGTGGAGCAGGTGATGCTACAACCACAGGAGATTTCAATACTTTTATTGGATATGATGTAGGTAGTTCTAATGTAGGCGGTGATAACAATACAATTGTTGGTGCTGGATCGAACGTAGCGGCAACTGGTACAGATGCGGCTGTTGGACTTGGGCCTAATATTAGTTGTGTAGCGGCATTTACAACTCTTGGTAGTGGAGCATCCGATATAAGAGCCGCACACGGTAACGTAACTTGGGCAACAGTATCAGACCAAAGATACAAGAAAGACATTGTAAACTCTACAGCAGGTCTTAGTTTTATTAATGATCTAACACCACGGACTTTTAAGTATAAAAATCTTGGAGAGTTGCCTGAGACATTCAATGCTTACAAAGCAGACTCAACAGATGTATTTAAAAACTCTGTAACAAATCATGGCTTCATTGCACAAGAAGTTAAGACAGCCATTGATGCACATCCTGAACTTAAAGATGGGTTCGCACTGTGGGGAGAAAGACCTGATGGCGGTCAAGAGATTGGTGAAGCCGCATTAATCCCAATGCTAACTAAAGCAGTACAAGAACTATCAACAGCATTAGACGCAGCACTGGCTCGTATAGCAACACTAGAAGGTTAAGCATGGACTTATTACCAAGAAACTTTCCGAACATAGGGGTTGTTGAAGGACAACTACCTGAAGACGTTGTGGAAAACATATGGACTGTGATTAACGAGGCAAGAGAAGAGCCAGATGACATGAAGCCTGAACTTGCAGGTAACATCAGCTCATCTATACGGTTAGACTCAGGCTCACCACTGCTAGAAGAGTTTGTCAGTGAGTTAATCCCTAAGTTTATGGACAGCCACATTGAGTCTTATGGACCACCTTGGCGAGCTGTTATGAAGGAAGGTGAAGGGTTTAACCTAGAAAGCCTCTGGGTAAACTTTCAGAAGAAGCACGAGTTTAACCCACCACATGATCACGGTGGTGTGTACAGCTTTGTTATATGGATGCAAATACCAACATCCTTTGCAGAGCAACGCAAACTACCAATATGCGCTGAGTCAAATGCAGATAATCACATATCTAACTTTGCGTTTAGTTACACAAATACGTTAGGCAAAGTATCAACCTTTGCGTATAATATGGAGAAAGAAGCTGAAGGGTACATGGTTATGTT